GTCAAGGTGATGAAGAAAATGGGCCTCACGTATGAGCGCCTGAGCCAGACGTCGAAGAAGTGGGTACGTCGGTCCAACCACGGCGGCCGCTTCATCGAGCAGGCTGTGCAGGCGATCGCTCGTGACATCTTGCAGCACGGCCTGCAGCAGGCGGACGACATGGGCTTCGAGATCGTCGGCCACTACCACGATGAAATCCTCACCCTGGTCGACGAAGATAGCGACCTCGGCCTGGATGAGCTCATCGAGTGCATGGTGGGCAGCAAGCCGGCCTGGGCGTCGACCATGATGGTCAATGCCGCGGGATACGAAGACACGTTCTACCAGAAGGGGTAATACATGCCACGCGGACCCGAAGCAAAAATCCAGGACGCCTCGGTCAAGAACGCGAGGAAGATGGGCTGCATGGCCATCAAGCTCGATTCGACGACCTACAGCGGATTGCCCGATTACCTTCTCTCGCACATCAACTGCGGGCCGTTTCTCATGGAGTTCAAAGCGCCAGGCTCTGTGCCCCGGCCGCTGCAGGTCGAACGGCACAAGCAGATGGCCGACGCCGGCTTCGTCGTGTTCCCCTGCGTCTCCTCGACACGCGTTGCAGCTGAGATCGTCGAGGACATGATTAACCGCCGCAAGCCGCGCCACAAGCCGGTGGCAGGGCTATGAGCAAGTGGAGGAGAGCTGACCTACGGCGCTACCAGAACGGCGGTGCGAAGTTCATCCGGCGCGTCAAGCGGGGTGCTCTCTTCGTCGATCCTGGCCTCGGCAAGACGACGACCGTGCTCACCGCACTCGGCGACGCGATCGACGAGATGGAGCTGTGCGATATGACTCTCGTCGTCGCGCCGCCGCGTGTTGCGAAAGAGACATGGCCGCGCGAGTTTGCCGAGTGGGCGCACCTGAAGGGCAAGACGTTCGTCTACATCGGCGGTTCGCCGGAGAAGCGGAAAAAGCTGCTGAAGCGGCGCGCTGACTACCACATCGTGTCGATGGACAACCTGTTGTGGCTCCTCCGCGAGTTGGGTGGCGACCACCCCCGGTATACGAAGGTGATCGAGGCAGACGTTCTGACGAAAGACGGCGTCTTCTACTTGCGGCACCCGGAGGTAGTCGACTCCAAGACCAAGAAGGTCATCACGCCAGAAGCAATCGTAAAGGCGGTCGAGGGCCAGGTTTGCAGGACGAGCGCCGGAGACGTGGTGGCGATATACGACGGACGCCCGGTCAAAGCGACAGGTCGGGCGAAGGCGCTGAAGCCAGGCGACGAAGCCAAGGTGCGCGGGTCGAAGTGGACCTCGCCGAGCAGCTTCCCGTATGGCGCGATCGTGGTCGACGAAAGCTCGAAGATGAAGAACTCGGACACCAACCGGTGGAGGGCCATGAAGATGATGGCGTTCCTGGTGGAGTATTTCTTGATCCTCACCGGTACGCCGGCAGCGAACAGCCTGCACGACTTGTGGGCGCAGATCTTCCTGCTTGACGGCGGCAAGCGGCTTGGCACCACGCTGAAGTTCTTCCGCGAGCGGTGGTTCCTGGAGAACTACAACGGCCACGGATACCGCGCCAAGGACTACGCGCAGTCGGTTATCGAGGGCGCGATCGCGGACATCTCGTTCACCCTGCGCGAAGAGGACTACGCAGATCTGCCGCCGCGCATGTACAACACGATCAACATCACCCTGGACGAACCGACCCTCAAAAAGTACAACGAATTCGAGCGCACGTATGTCTTGGCGATCGACGACGTGTCCAAGATCGTGGCCAACGAAGGCGCGGCGCTGACGCAGAAGTTGCTGCAGCTCTCGAACGGCATCGTGTACCGCACCGACCCGATCACCGAAGAGAAGACTGAGCACACGTTCCACAAGGCCAAGCTCGACGCGATGGAAGACCTGGTGGAAGAGCTCAACGGGCAGAACCTGTTCGTCGCTTACCAGTTCAAGTCCGACCTCGCTCGCATCCTGAAGAAGTTCCCCCAGGCTCGCCTGCTCGACAAGAAGTCGGAGACGCAAGACGCATGGAACCGGGGCGAGATCCCGATCCTGCTGGCGCATCCGAAGTCGGCGGCCCACGGCCTGAACTTGCAGTTCGGCGGGAATCACGTACTTTGGTATGGCCCGACGTGGTCGTTGGAGGATTACATCCAGCTCAACAAGCGACTGCATCGCAGTGGTCAGAAGCAACCGGTTATGATCCACCACCTGATCGTCAACGGCACTATCGACGTAGACGTGATGGACTCGCTGGGCGAGAAAAACGACACGCAAGAAAAGCTACTCAACCTCCTGAAAAAACGCATCGAGTCCTACAAATAATGGGCAAAGCACGAGACCAAGAAGAGAATGACCGCCTGTTCCTCGGCGCGACCGTTACTGATCTGGCCAAGCTGTTCGGCGGGTCGCAGAACGACGTGTTGAAGAAGATCGGCGGTCGCGTTCGCCCGGCCACCCCGCCGGGCGTCAAACCGATTCGTTACCGCGTCCGGGAGGCAGCGCCCTACCTGGTAGAACACACCCTGGACGCGGAGATGACCGAGGCAATCATCAAGCGCATGTCGCCGGAGAAGCTGCCCGCTAAGCTGAGCGACGTCTTCTGGAAAGGCCAGAAAGCACGCCTGGACTACCAGGAGCGGCAGGGCGAGTTGTGGAAGACCGAGCGGGTGGTGGAGATCCTGGCCGAGGCGTTCAAGCCGGCGGCGATCACCATCAAGATGTTCCGCGATACCGTCGGCCAGATGACCGAGCTCACCGCCGAACAGCGCGAGATCCTGCAGGAGCTCTCCGACGGCCTGCTGCGCGATCTGCAGGGCTCTCTCGTGGAGAAGTTCGCTGACTACCAGCCGGCCGACGACGAGCACGGCATGCCGATCAGTGACGCGGAAGGCGACGGCACGGTGACCGTCCGTCTGGACTTGGGCGACGAAGAGGAAGAAGACGATGGCCTCGGCGACTGAAGCAACTCTTGGCGCGCTCGTGGTGGTAGCGGCGAGCGTATTCCAGCCGCCCGAACGACTCGATGTCGCTGAGGCGGCAGCGAAGTACGTCTACCTGAAAAACCCTCCGGCGTATCAGGGCTACTACAAGCCCGAGAAGACGCCGTACATGATCGAACCGCAGAACATGACTCAGAGCCAGGACCACACGGCTCTGATTTTCGTTGGGCCGTCGCAGACGGGCAAGACGGAAGCGAT